AATCATTACTGCAACAACGATATAGTGACACCATTGGAACAAGACTTTGTACCTAACGAAAAATACTTTCATCATTTAAATAACGAAGCTATAGAGTTAGGCCATGAAGGTATAATGATTAGAAAAAATACAGGCTACAAAGGCAAGCGTTCTAAGGATATTCTGAAAGTTAAACAGATGCACGATGCCGAATATGTTGTACAGAGCTGTGACTTCGATAAGCATAGAGTAATTAGAGATGGCAAGGAAGTTATGATGCCTATGTTGGCTCAGATATATATAACACACAAAGGAAATGAAGTAGCTGTTGGTTCTGGATTTACACAGGAGCAGCGAATAAGATATCAGAAATATCCTAATGAAATTATAGGTAAGACTGTTACTATACAATACTTTGAAGAATCACAAAACAAATCTGGCTTGTATTCTTTAAGATTCCCTGTACTAAAACACATATATGAAGGTGAAAGAAATTGTTAATAACTTTTTAAAATTAGCTAAAAATAATCAGCTAAATCCTTTCATATCTCGGAAAAATTGCGTATATTTATATATAAATAATAACAACTAACAAATGAACATTATTAAAAACATCGGCCAAATAGCACTAGGACTGGCCTCCTTTTACATCGCTTATCTTACTGGTACTGGCGACATTCTAAATTACATTAACTTCTCAGACCCACTCGGTGAATTTGCACTCTGTGTATTATCGTTGATGATGGGCATATTTTTATTATGCTCTGGTCTTACAAAAAATAAAATATCATGCTAAATACAAAACTAAGAATCTATATAGACATGGACGGTGTCTTGGCCAATTTTCAAGAAGCGGCAGACAAACTAAAAGAAAAATTACCAATGGAATTAAGCGGTAATCTAAAACCCGATGAGGTTTTGGACTTCAGTACCTTTACCCCTATGCCAGGTGCAATCGACGCCGTGGCTGCTCTGTTAGACATGGGACACGAGGTGTTCATTGCCTCAACGCCACCCTGGAATAACCCGGATGCATGGGGTCAGAAAAGAAATTGGATAGAAAAATATTTGCCACAATTAAAAAGAAAAGTAATATTAACACATAGGAAAGACTTTTTGATTGGAGACATACTAATCGACGACAGTAGCTACAGAGGTCAACCGGACTTCAAAGGTACTTGGATTCATTTTAACCAAAACGGATATGACTGGCCAACAACAGTTGGCACAATAAAAACAATGACTAACATTTTAAAATTAAATAAATAAATTATGAAAAAACAAAGGCACACTTACAACAATGGAGATATAGTTAAATTTAGATTTTTAACTGGAGAAGTTCTCATAGGAAAAATTATGGAGAAAACTTTCAAAGACGATAAGACTCCTGATTATAAAATTAGAGTAGAAGAAAATTCTAAAAACAGAAATGGATTTACAATATACCCATGTATGACAGACGCTAGGATAATAAGTTTGGAACGCACTGCAATTCAGAATATGAAAGTTGAAGAGCTAGCTTACAGAGAAATGATGAATAAGAAAAGAAATCAAGAAGCTAAGGAAAGAAAAGCAGCCGGCACAGAATTAAAAAAGGCATTGGAAAACCAAAAAGATTTTTTGAATGGAGATGTCGAATAAATTACTAAATAAATATTTGGACAAGATGACCTACGTTGGTGAACTTGAAGTTATAGATGACACTATTAACTGGCATAGAAACAGAGACATTAAAGTTTCTAAAATAAAAGACGTAGTATATTTTATGATGGTTGATGGTAAACTATATAAAATAGGTAAGACAGAATGTACTACAGGTTGGTTAGGTAGAGTACAGACATACGCATCAGGTGCAAAGTTCGACCACACAAATGCTAGGATAATAAGAGTAATGAATGAAGATAATTTACTTGAACATAGAATAAAAGTATATGTTTTAGAAATACCTAGAAAGAAAGTAGAGTTTGAATGTCCTGCAACTGGAGATATAATTACCGATAATATACCTATGGCAAAAAATATGGAATGGCATTTAACAAAGAAATTTATTAACGAAGGATATGAACTAAAATTTTGTAATCAATTATGAATAAGTACGATAAACGTAGAGCCTTAGACTGCAAGCTCTTAAAAAAATCTGATAGTCATAAAGGATATTGTAAATATCTAATAACAGTAGGTGAGGTAGACGGCACTGTACATAAACAACCTGTTTATGGTAAAGATATGCAAGACGCATTAAGCCGTTTAATTAAAAAAGAGCTTACCGTAAAAGTAGAGAAAAAGCTAGAGACAAATACTGGATATATATTTCTTGCGTGGTTGTTACTGATGGGAACACCAGCTATATTTTTAGGTGGAGGTGACACACCCTGGATATTGGTATATACATTTGGTACTATTATAATGCTGATGGCAGTAGCAGCTATATGGTATAATCATATAAATAAAGGAGAGTAATATGGGATTCAACAAAAGATATATAGACAAAGAAAGAATTATATCTACATTTAAACAAAATGGTGCTAAAGGTGTAGCGGACTTATATAACGCTGATGCGATAATACAAACAGCTGACAGCCCTATATGTCATTATATAGAAAAGATAATGAATAAATCTGAAGATATAGAATACAAACACAATCTGATAGAGGTTTATATGACTCAGCTATTAGAAGGTTTATATTCTTTTAAATAAAATAAATGCTGAAAAGTTTTTATTTGTCAGAAATTTTTAATATATTAGTAGTAAAAAACTAATAATAGTAATAAATACTATAATTAAAATACTAAATATTAAATAATTAAAATAATTAAATTACTATAATTAAGATAATTATAAAAGGAGATAGTCGAAAATCCTATTCAATAGAGTAGACAAACGCTAAAATTAAATAAAATGGCAAAACAATTCAATCCCCACAAGTACGGAAAATTATGGTCAACAGTTGACTGTGAACTAATGAAAGGAGCTAAAGCTAAAAGACCTCAAGGAGAAGCTAATCAACCACTGATTGGTACATTCATAATTGATGGTAAAAGGTTTGAACTTACATTCTCAGAAACTAATAGAGTTTTGGAAACAATGTTAGATATGCAGAATATGTATAAGAAAGCTCAAAGGTTAGGAATGCTTGAAGAGGGTACAGGAACATGGAGAGGATAATTATGATACTATCAGGTATTACAGGATTTGTATTAGGCTGCGCTTTAGTAGCTTTATACTTAAACAAAAGATTCAGTACAGTTAAAACTTTATTAGAAGATAAGATTTTAATCAATGACCTTTTGAAAAAAGAAATCACAGGGTTAACTTGTTGTAAGGAAAAATCTTCTAAGAAATCTGCAAATAAAAATAAACGCAGAACTTATAGAAGAAAACCTAAAAAACAAGTAGAGAAGTGATATTTATATTTGAACGCTATTACTTATATTAGCTGCATTGTTGGACGAGGGTTCGATACCCTCCACCTCCACAAATAGTTTATTAACAATATGGGGGTGACTGGATTTGACACAGTGATAAGGATGTAAGGAAGTTCAACGCATAACTGGCGCACAAGTTGAAATGGCGATGGCGGCTTAATTTAAGCACCTTGACCCAACGGTTGAAGAAGCATACCGTTTAAGCTTCGGAGGTTTAAGAGGTAAAAATTTAAAAATATAGTTATGGAATATTATGGAACAGAAAATATGAATGAAAAACTAAACACTGAAGGATTGGATGTTGCTTTTGAAAGTACATACAGATTGATGACAGGTAAAACTAACATCAGTTCTATAGCATCGTCTTCTAAAGAAGTGTTTATTCTTTATGACCCATATTACCTAGATATTCTAGAACTTAAAGATATAATAAACGACATAATAGATTATTTCATACAGACAGAAGAGTATGAAAAATGCCAGGAGTTAAAAGAAATACTAGAGTCAGGTGACAAAGGTATGAATGAACTCATTGGTAAAATAACTTTAAGCGAAGATGAAAACAAAGAAATTATTCGTACTGTAAATGATACAAGAACTGGAGGCTTAAATTCTATAGATAACTTAATAGATTTATTTAAGCAGTACAAAGGTAGACTTGGAAGTGATATAACAGGTGAATGGCAAGCTAAAGAAAAATCTAAGAAATATATTCCAGAACACTTATCTGACCCAGAGCTCTGGTCTTTAATGGTAACTGAAGATAAAAGTATATTCGAAATGGATTATAATATATTCAAGCAGTGGACTGCAAAGCTTGACTTAGATAATAAAAAATACTATTCAGAAAGACTTATAAACAACTTGCCTTTAATACCAGTTATACAAGAAGAGATGTATAACAAAGGACAATATACATATGACTATAACTCTCTTGTAGTATCTGTAATTGGTGAGTTTATATGTATAAGTAATTACAGCCAAGACAAGATACACAGACTACAAAAGATACTAGAAGGCTTAGGAATTACAGATTCAGAGATAAGAGTAAAGACAGGTGATGGTGACAAGACTGTATATACACTTGTATATTCTTCTAACCAACCTCCTTTAAACTAATATGAAAACAAAGATATTACCATATTTAATAGCGTTAAGTGCACTGTCGGTTTCTATGTCGGCTGCGTTTTATTCCGTATATGGTTTGAGCAAATTATTTGCAGGAGCTAGTACTGAAGTTATTATAATGGCTGGCGCGCTTGAAGTTGCTAAGCTTATTATAGCATCTCTATTATATCAATATTGGGAAGACATAAATAAGATGTTGCGAACTTATTTTATAATAGCAACGTTAGTACTTATGGTGATTACTAGTGGAGGTATTTATGGTTTCCTATCTGGAGCATATCAAGACACCGCAAACCAAACAGCTTTCTTAGACAAAGAGGTTGAGATTATAAAATCAAAACAGAATAGATTTATTGAGCAAAGAAATAATTTTCAGGTAACAGTTAAAGAATTAACTACAGCTCTTTCAAATCCTACAATGATACAGTACGTAGATGAAGAATCTCAACAGTTAATAACTACAACTTCATCTAGACAAAGAAGACTTTTAGAAGAACAATTGTCAGAAGCTAAAAAAGGTTATAGTTCTGCTACTGATTCAATAAGCAAATTGGATTTACTGATACTAGACCAGCAGATAGGAAATGAAACTGTAAGCGAATTAGGTCCGTTAAAATATATGGCAGAGTTAACAGGCAAAAGTATGGACAAAATAGTTAATTGGTTTATGCTACTTATAATATTTGTATTCGACCCTCTAGCTATAGCTATGGTGGTTGCAGCAAACTTCGCTTTCGCAACAAATAAAAGAGATGAAGAGTTAGAAAACCTTGATATAAACCTAGAAGGGATGGATAGATTAGAAAAAGTTGAAGCGCTTAACTCCGAGGTTATTAACAGGTTAGAGAAAATTAAGCAAATTGAGGACAGATTAAACTCTTCCTCGAGTATACTTAATAATATAAGGGAAGATGAAAATGGCATCTCATTTGGTGAATTTAAAATAAAAGGTAAGTAATGGCAGAAGAAATTAAATACGCAGTTGAATATAGAAAAGGCACGGCATGGAATCAAAATCCTGACCGTGAATATAGATATATGGAATGTAAAACATGTGGCCAATTTGCTACTGTATCTGACGATACAACCTCAACAACATGTTATGAATGCGTACAAGAGATGGCAGAGCCACCTGAAATTAGTACAAGAGGTAATACAGGTAAAGTATCAGGTTGGCATTTCATGAAAGAATTTGTAGATAAAAATGGTAATGTATATCATAAAGGTGTAGAGCAACCTCAGCTGAAAGGAAAACTCAAACCTACAGTTATCGAAAAGAAAAATAAATTATCTAAAAAACAAAAAGATAATTATAAATTAGAGGCAGCACAGGAAGTTGCTATTCTAAAGAAAAAGTTAAAAGGTCTGCGTTGGAAAAAAGACAAAAAACTAGTAACGCAAAAGATAAATCAGTACTCAAGAATAATGAAAGGTAAATTTACCGAATCATTAGTTACAAAACTTTTCAGCTAATTGTTTTCATATTTCATAATAATTTGTTATATTAGTATATAATAAAAACTATTGGAGTGAATGAATGGCATTAGACAAACTAACATATCAACGAGCTTTACTATCTAAAGAACCTCAAGTTATAGAGTTCAAAGTAAATGACAATTTAACAATTGAAGAATATAAACGAACCTGTAAGAGAATGGCTTTAGCTTTAGGCTATTCAAGTAAGACTGTTGAAGAACACTTCGGCAAAGACATCGAAATAGGCGACCCAAATCAACTAAAACTTTTATTTGACTAATATGAAAAAATCATCGGAAATATTTTTATTTATCGCTATAGTGTTTATATCTGGCATTTACTTTATAACAACATTAGTTAGTTATGAAAACCAGATAGAAGATATGAAATTAGATTTGGATAAATACGAAAACGAAATAGATACTTTATTGAAAACAATAGATACTCTTAACTATAGGTTAGAAATATGGGACGAACTTCCATCATCATCTACAATAAATGCTTTGATATTTGTAGAAAGCAGTAACAACGACTCCGCTTATAATCTAGGTGAGGACGCTGTAGGCTGTCTACAAATAAGACGAACTATGGTAAGAGATATAAACAGAATATTAGGAAAGCAAAAATATACATATAACGATAGATGGAGTCGTACAAAATCCATCGAAATGTTAAGAATATATTGTAATCATTATAACCTCAACACTCCGGAGCAGATAGCTCGATGCTGGAATGGTGGACCAAGAGGATTGGCAAAACCACAAACGGCTAATTATTGGAGTAGAGTTAAAATTAAAATAGAGGAGAATTCATGAATTTAACAGAAGAACAATTACTACAAAATTGGAATGACTTAATGCGAGTCATAGACAAGAATTTTGAAGGTGAAAGAAAAGAAAAATTAAAAGCTATGTATAACACATTCCAAGAACGAATGATGTTTACACCAGCTTCAGGAAACATTAATTATCATAACGCATTTGTAGGTGGTTATGTAGAACACGTATTACGAGTATGTAAATGTGCTTCTCAAACTTACATGCTGTGGAAATCTATGGGTTCGTCAATGGAAGGTTACACATTAGAAGAATTAATGTTTGCTGCGCTTAACCACGACTTAGGAAAGTATGGTGATTTAGAAAAAGATTTATATGTACCAAATCCTAGTGAATGGCATAGAAAAAATCAAGGTTCACTTTGGAACTTAAATCCAGAATTAAACTGGATGCCGGTACAACATAGAAGCTTATGGTTATTACAACAACACGATATAAAGTTTTCAGAAAATGAAATGATAGCTATTATGGTACACGATGGTTTATATGATGAAGCCAACACTCAATACTTTAAGCACTACAATTCTGATAGAAACTTTAAAACAAACATGCCATTGGTGTTACACCAAGCAGATTTAATCGCTTCTAAAATTGAAGGTGAAATAAATAAAGTAGGAAGTGAAGTTAAGAAAGCATCCAATTCGAAGCACAAGAAAAAGTCTTTGGATACAGCAACAGCAAACAAATCTGTTGATGATATATTTTCAGGATTATTTGGGGAGTCTAAATAATGGATATTAACCCGACAACACTATTTATTATAATAGCGGCTTTAGGATTTTTGGTTTTGATACTAGGATATACTACTTTTAATTTGCTTAGAAAAAACGAAGAGATTGAGGATATTGTTTTAAATCAAGATGATGTGTTACAAGAAACAACAAATATTTTTAGAGTGGCATTAAAATCTCTAAAGGAAGTTGACAGCAAAGGTGGATTTGAAGCCGAAGATGAAGTAGGACAGATTTTTACAAGTATCAAAGAAATTGTTACTTTACTTGAAAGTGACTTTGAGGCTAAAAAATGGTAAGCCCGGTAGACGACTTTTATAAAAATGTTGAAAAATATCAGCAAGAGTTTGAAGATTATATGAACAACAAAAGCAAGCGAGGTAGAAAAAGAAAGAACAAGATGTACTTTACACCTGTGACTGAAAAAGCAATTGTTGCATATAATAAAGAAAAAGAGTATAGCAAAAGAAATAGAGTTTACTCACAACACATACACTATCCTGTATGGAAGTTGGCTCAAAATATAATAAACAGATTTAAGTTTCCTTATATGAATGGTACAACAGAAGACAAACAATACGAAGTAATAGGATTCTTATTACAGAAGCTGCCTAAGTATACTGAAGATAAAGGTAGGGCTTTTTCTTATTTTAGTATTGTTGCAAAAAACTATTGTATACAAACAAATAACAAAGCATATAAATTACTAAAATCTAAAACGGATTTGCTAGCTGTAGATAAACAGAGAGATACTGTAAATGAAGAAGCACAAAATTCTAGAAAAGAATCGCTAAAAGACTTTACAGATTTATTTGTAGAAAACTATGATGAAAGAGTAGAATCTATATTTTCAAAAAACTCAGATATAAAAATAGCTTACGCAGTAATGGAGTTGTTCAGACGTAGAGAAAATATAGAAAAATATAACAAGAAAGCATTGTACGTTTTAATACGAGAAATGACAGATGAAAAAACTCAGGATATTTCCAGAGTTGTAAATATAATAAAGAAAGACTTCAAAGAGAAGTATAAAATATATGAGCAAACGGCTCATTAAAAAATAGCGCGCGCTATAATTAAAAAAGAGAGGAAAACATTATGAATAAATTATTTTTAACATTAGCTTTGACAATGGCAACTTTAGTTGCTACTCAAGCTCAAACAAAAGGTGACTGGTACGTAGGTACTGGTGACGTAGCAGATGTAGCTTGGACAGAATGGGCAATTAGCCCGACTGTAGGTTACGGACTGATGGACAACTTAATGGTTGGACTATCTATTTCACAAGCGGATTCAACAGTAGATGTATCTTACGATTTACACGCAAGATATTTTTACAAAGGATATTTCGCTTATGCAGCAACACAAGGACTCGACACTGATGGATTAAAAATTGGTGTTGGTAGAATGTTTACAATTCACAGAGGTATTTTTGTAGACCCGAAAATTGTTTATAACACAGAAGAGAAGACTACGAATCTTACTTTAGGATTCGGTCTTAAATTTTAATAAATAAATAAATAAAAGAGCGCGCTCGGCAATTTTGCCACACAACACGTAAACACAAGGAGAGAAATTATGGATTCAGTAATCAAATACGTAAACGGATTTTTCGGTGGACTTTTATCAATTATGATGGCAGTTTTACCAGTAACAATTCTTTGGAACGTTTTAACAGGCGGTTCAGTATTTGGAATGGACGTAATTGCTAACTTATCAGCACTTGTAACTTCACTAGGAAACGGTGGGTTTGTAGGATTGGTAGTATTAGTAATTGTAGCATCATTCTTTATTAACAAGAAGTAATTACAATCGTTATATATAATAAAAAGCCTAGGGAGAAATCTCTAGGTTTTTTGTTTTGTATATTTATATATAAAGATAAGGAGTAAAACATGGCAATAAGCGAAGACAAAATATTTGAAGGTAAATCATTCGAAGGTTTACTTAAGGATATATACGATAACTCTGCTAAAAAAGAAAAGCAGATAAACGAACTAATACTGCAGCTCCAGCCTATGATTAAAAATATGGGTGATGCTACAATATTAGTACCTATAATAAAAGAGTATTTAGAAGTTAGTGTTAAGAATGATGAGCACTTAATTAAAATGGCTGCAATAGTTCAAAGAGCTATGACAAGAGATACGTCTAATAACAGTGAAGGGTTGTTAACTGAAAGCGAAAAGCGACAGTTATTAGATACAGTTCAAAATTTAGAGGATAATAAATAATGGGATTTGGTGATAAAGGAAGTAGTGCTAAGTTTACTAATGATAATTCAGGTGCAAATCCGTTAGTAGCAAGTGGTGAAGTTGTAGATGTAGTAATGAATCCTGAACACGAGTGGTATAAATCATCAACACCTGGTACAGATTTAGGTTTTGTAAAAGTAAAACTACTAGGTGAACAATTAGATTATGCGTTTGCTGATGAAGTTCAAGGACATTGGATTCCTCCTTTAAATAAAAACATAACATCATATCCATTAAAAGGTGAAGTTGTTGTTCTTATTAGAGCCACGACATTAGGTGCACAAATAAATCCAAAAGAATCTTCTTACTATTGGCTATCCACCGTACAGCTTTGGGGAGATGTAAATAGTAATGCACTGCCCAATGTAAGTTTCAGTCCTAAAAACTTTGTTAACGATACACTAGGTGATACATTTCCAGAGACAGATATTTCACCAGTACAGCATTACGAAGGTGATACTATTTTTCAAGGAAGATTTGACAATAGTATAAGATTAGGTTCTACTCAATTACTAGGTAAACCTAAAAATACATGGTCAGTAGGCTCTACAGATGGCGATCCGATAATGTTTATTTCTAACGGACATGCTGATACTGGAGATTCTCACATAGAAGATGTAAATGATAATGACTCTTCAATAGTACTTACAAAATCTCAAAAAATAGATTTAAAACCTGCAAATAGTATAGCAGCACAAACAGTACCTGTACCAACAGGACCTCCAATACCTATGGTACCAATAAGTGGATATCTAGGAAGCTCGCAAGTTATAATAAACTCAGACAGACTTATATTTAATTCAAAGAAAGAAAATATAATACTTTCTGCAAAAAAAGAAATAGGTTTATCTACTGCAACATGGAAATTAAATGTAAGTGCATTAGCTGATATATTACTAGAAACACTAACACAGCTTACTCAAGAAGTACACCCTACAGCATGCGGTATGTCCGGGCCAGCAATACAGGCTCCAGTATACGCACTACTAAAAGGTCAAATGGAGGCGATGAAACAGTAATGCCTTTTTTAGTACCTATATTCGTAAACAACATGGCAAAATATTTTGACCCAGAGTCGCCGGCTTATGAAGGTGTTAAAGGTGACATAGCAAATGTAGCTTCACCGGGTACTGCAAAAGCTTGGGCAGAGTCTATAAAACTAGCTTCACCATCTATATTCCCACCTTCAGTAACAATATCAGCTGCAGAGATGGCTATGTTTGGTGTGTTGGCAGGCTGGAACGCTAGCAATGATTCAGCAGGTAGTATGTTGAAATCTGGACTCGATGCATTCTATGCTACATACGCACCAGGCTGCTTACCTTCATTTGCTGCAGTACCTCCAACACAATGTCCTATAGAATCAACGTTTGCTTCTGGAATGGCAGGCGTATCTCATACTATGTGGGCTACAAATTGCGGTAATGTAATTTCAAGTTGGATAAATACTGGAACTTGGGCAAGTACACCAGCAGGCCCAGGTGGCGCAGGTCCTTGGTTGTAAAAACGAATTTTTTAGATATTTATATATAAAGTAATGGAGTGTATACATGACAAAGAAAGAATTAGTTAAACTAATACGCGAGGTTGTAAAAATCGAAGTAAAATCTGTAGTTAACAGCGAGCTTAATGAAGCTCTTAACATATTAGAGCAGAAAGAAAATAAAGTTAATAAAGTTAGCACAACTAAAGCACCTAAAAATTATACAAGCAACATATCACTAAACGAAGCCCTAAACGATACAAAAGCTAGTTCAGAATTTGAAGCTTATCCTGAGGTTTCTGTAAACGAATTAAGAAACAAGTTTTCATCAATACAAAGCGGACCAATGGCATCAGCACCAATGGTTGACCACAACAACATGCCAGTTAGAAGTTCAACATTAGAAAAAGACGGTTTAGGAAAAGCATTAACAAGAGATTATTCTGAGTTAGTAAAAAGATTTTAATAGACAATGAGAAAAAGACCTATATATAAATTCAATCCTTTAGATTTTGAAAGAGATGTTGCAATAGGATTAACGCTGCCTCTTACAAATGATGCAAGTGCTGAACGTAGGTATTCATTCGAAACCTTAATCCCATCAGGTAGTTCTTCAGGCCAGCTGCCTCACAACTCTAGCATAAAAGGAAGTAGCGGAGGTGACTTTCATCAATCATATACTACAGTAGAACAGACCAAATCTAATTTGATAAATCTAGTTCTTACAAACAGAGGTGAAAGACCAATGCATCCAGAATTTGGGTGTGATGTTTGGAAAACTCTTTTTGAAAATAACACAGCTAGTGTTAGAGAAGAGTTGGAGAGACTTATAAAAGAACAAGTTATGTTATGGCTTCCTTATGTAGATTTAAAGAGTGTAAAAGTTGAACAGCTACGAACAAATGAGAATAGAATGAATATAAAAATAGATTGGTCTTTATTCAAAGGTAACAGTATGGATTTACAATCAATCGCATTAGATATAGGTGAATTATAATGGCAAATGACTGTAACATAGATAAGAAAGTAACTAAAGATATAAAGTATCTTAACAAAGACTTTGGCAAGTTTAGAAGTGACCTTATAAGCTTTGCTAAATCATACTTCCCTGAAACATATAACGACTTTAACGAATCGTCACCGGGTATGATGTTTATAGAAATGTCAGCTTATGTAGGAGACGTTTTATCATATTATGTCGATGACCAATTAAAAGAAAGCTTGTTAATGCATGCTGAAGAACGAGCTAACGTCGTTGATTTAGCAAAAGCATTAGGATATAAAACAAAACCTTCCATACCTTCTCTTGCACAGCTCTCGGTTTACCAAGTAGTACCGGCAATATTCCCAGGCGGTGGCCAAGTTAAGCCGGATATGAGATATGCAATGGAAATTGCAGAAGGTCTTACATGTACATCTGGAGAACACGAATTTATAACTCAAGATAAAGTAGATTTTAAAGCTAGCAGTTCTTCAGACCCTATGGACATATCAGTATATCAAATTGATGATACAACTGGAGAACCTACATACTACTTGTTAAAAAAAGAAGTTAGTGCGATGAACGGTAAGCTTGAAACCGAAACATTCGAATTTACAGAACCTGAAAAATTTAACAAAATAACACTTAGTAAAGATAATGCTGTAGCAGTTACAGATGTAAAGGATTCTGACGGTAATAAATGGTGTGAGGTTGAGTATCTTGCTCAAGACAATATATTTGAAGATGTAATAAACAACTGGTCAGCTGACCCTTCAATGTCTGCCTATAATTATGACGCACCATATATATTAAAACTTAGAAGAACAGGAAGAAGATTTACTACTCATGTAAAAGCAGATAACTCGACTCAACTTTGGTTTGGAGCAGGTATATCATCTCAGCCTGATGAGTTAATAGTTCCTAGTCCTTCCAATGTAGGTCTTGCATTACCTTATGGTAATACAACTCAAAATTATATGAATGGAACTAATTATGTTGATGTTGCATTCGACCCTGCAAACACAATGTTCACAAGACAGTATGGAGAAGCTCCACGAGATACAACACTAACAGTTAAGTATATTGCAGGTGGCGGAATAAGTTCTAATGTAGCTGCAAGAACAATAGATACAATAATTGATTCTACAATGTGGTTAGACGAAGATGGACTTCCTAGTGGTACTGTTAAGACTGTAAAAGATTCTTTAGCTATAATAAATTTAAACCCTGCTGTAGGAGGTAGATCTGCAGAATCAACAGATGATATAAAACAAAACGCTTTGGCACATTTTGCATCTCAAAACAGAGCTGTAACACGAGAAGATTATATAGCAAGAGTATATGCAATGCCACCTAAGTATGGTTCTATATCTAAAGCTTACTTGGACAAAGACGAACAATATTGGATTCAGACTGTAGGAACACACGAAATAAAAAATCCATTAGCTATAAATTTATACACTCTAGCTTACGATGATAACAAGAATTATGTGCCGTTAACTCCACTAGCTAAAGAAAACTTACAAACATATATCTCTCAATATAGAATGTTGACAGATGCGATAAATATAAAAAACGCACACATAATAAACATAGGTGTAGACTTTGGAGTTTTACCAAGACCTGGTTATCAAAACAAAGAAGTATTGCTTCGATGTATTAAAAAATTAAGATGTATATTTGACCCTGATAACTGGTCTATAAACGAACCTATAATACTTCCAAAGATAGCTACAGAGCTAGATAAAGTAGAAGGTGTACAGACTGTAAAAAGTCTAAGAATATTTAACCTGTTTGATAAAGAGTCAGGTTATAGTGGAAACATATATGATATAAAAGGTGCAACAAGAGAAGGTGTTGTATATCCATCTCAAGACCCATGCATATTTGAAGTTAAGAATTTAGATACCGATATAAAAGGTAGAATCGTAGGATATTAAATATGATATATTCAATAACAGCATCTAAAGATGCAACGCTATATGAAAACATACAAGAAGGTATTTATTCTTCTAGTATGAATACGGGTATTGATGAGATATTAACTATAGAAAAAAGAGTATCAAGTTCGCTAGGACCAGGACCTTATAATTCTAGAATACTTATACAATTTGACATTCCAAAATCAATACACTCAGGCTCTTCAACAACCTCAGCTGATGGTAAATTTTTTACAAATCCTGACGGTACAGCTTTTACATCACCATCTACTAGCATAAAATTATATTCTGCAGACAACTCTACACTAACTGGAATTGACCCAATTAAAATAAAAATATCACCAAACTCACAATCATGGGGAAGAGGTAAAGGTAGAAAATCAACTAAGCCTATTGTACATGAACAAGGCTGTAGTTGGAAGTATAATAATGGGACAGTGTCGGCAGCAACTTGGTCGAACCATCTAGGTATACCTGCTCCAGGTGCACCAACACACTCATCAATAACATTAGGTGTCACAACAGCTCAAAGGAGTTATGATGAACAAACAACACAATACGACTACGATGTAGATATAACACAGTATATTGCTAAAATCACAGCTTCAACTGGTACTACAGGTATAGACAGAATACATAATAACGGCTTCATCATTCAACAGTTTCCGTTCAATGAAGAAATTAACAGAGACCCTATACATCTTCAATTCTTTTCAACTAATACACATACTATATACCAACCTAGATTGGAATTTAAGTGGGATGATTCTAAATGGTCAAC